AAAAGCATGGCAGTTCGCATCTCTGTCACCTCGAAGCTCGATGGCATCCGTTCGTGGTCCCTCCAGGCTCTCGATACGTGTCCAGGCTCTCGGTCCGCTGATGGCGGTCTGGTGCCTGCCTGCTCGGGGTGCTATGCAACGACGGGCAACTATCGGTTCGCCAACGTCAAGGCTCCCAGGCTCGAAAACCGCGAGGACTGGAAGCGTGACGACTGGGTGGATGACATGGTTGCCGCACTCCAGAACGACCGCTATTTCCGGTGGTTCGACTCTGGGGATATGTACGCCCTGGAACTGGCCGAGAAGATTTTCGAGGTCATGTACCTGACGCCGTGGGTCCAACACTGGTTGCCCACTCGGATGCACAAGTTCGCCAAGTTCGAGCGTGTGCTGGAGAAGATGGAAGCCCTGCCCAACGTGATGGTGCGTCGTTCCTCGGATGACGTGGACGGCACCTTCACTCCTGGGGTGCATGGGTCAACCATCATCCCTGACGCTGACTCGCTCCCTGAGGGTGCCGTCCGCTGCGAAGCGTATGACCGTGGGGGCAAGTGTGGCGGATGCCGTGCTTGCTGGTCGAAGGACGTTCCTGTCGTGGCCTACGTGGCTCACGGACAGAAGATGGCAAAGGTCATCCGTCTTGTTGCGGCCTGAACTATCCAGATTGTCAATCGTTGCCCTTGTGGATGCACCAGAGGGCAACCGTGGACAACCTGCATAGGAGAACAACCATGACCCTGGTCTTGATTGCCTGCTGCGTGGCGGGATGGGTCTTGTCCCGTCCTGTCGTGAAGGCTCTGCGTGTGTGAGGTTCGCCGTGCGTGTCTTCATGTACTGGAACCTGCACAAGCAGTGCTGGAGCCTGAAAGCCCTGAGTGGTCCCTGCCGTGGTCGGGTGGTCGGCCATGCGAACTCAGTGGAACTACGTCAGTGCCACTTCAAGGTCTCAGAAGCTGGTCGCCAGCGTGTGCTGCGCGAGAAGCGAAAGAACGTCCATGCCGGTGTGGTCGGTGAGCTTGTCGCTACCGATGCCCCGGTGAGCCTGGACGGAGTGCCCGTTACCTACAACCCGTACCGAGTCGGCCACTTCGAGTCGGCTGACCTGTTGCGGACTCCCATGACCGAAGCGCCCCGCGTGGTTGCCAACGGTCGCCGCGTGGTGGCCTGCCACTGACGCATTCATCAACCCTGTACTTCCAACCTAAGGAGAGAGAGAAGCCATGACCAAGAACGTCGCCAACGAAGCCAAGACCATGACCCTGGAACTGAACCCCCAGGAAGCCATGACCCTCGTGTCGCTGCTGACCGTGGGACTGGCATCGGCCAAGAAGACCATCACGGACCCGAGTGCCCCACCGAAGGCAACCATCGGTGCGCTCCTGGCGTTCACGATGGGCGAGCGCCTGATGGACAAGATCGAGAAGGCCATCCCGTTCGAGGAAGGCGAAGCCCAGGCACCTGAGGGCGCAACGCTCCATTGAGGGTCGCCATGAACTACGACGACCTGCACCTGCTGCTGTACGGGTGGACCAAGCGGTGAAGCGTGAGACCCGCCAGCGCCTGGATGACGTGCTGACGACCGTGCTGCTTTTGCTCTGGTTCGTGTTCGCAGTCTTCCTCCCCGACATCTTCGCCCTCAACGGCTGACCAATCGTTGCCCCTTCACTCCACGAGGGGGCAACCGTGGGTCAACCCTGGCCCTACTTCGTGTTCATTCAACAACCATAGGAGATTTCACAATGCAAAACACAAGCCTGTATGCCGAGACCCCCGAGCGTTTCACGATGCGGAATGTTCTGTCCCTGGCTCCTGGGAAGTTGGTGGGGGTCACCTTCCGCAAGATCGACGGCCAAGTTCGTCGCATGTCGTGCCGTGTGAAGAACACGGACCGCACCAAGAAGTACCTGACGGTGTTCGACATGAATGCGCGTGGGTTCCGTCGCGTCAACCTCGATTGCATCCTGTCGGTCCGCATCAACGGCATCGACATGAAGGTCCAGTGAAGAAGCCCCAACGACTGGAGCGGTGGGCGGTCATCGTCTTCGTGCTCCTTGCTGTGGCCCTGTACTTCAGGACGAGGTGAAAGCCCCCCCTTGAAATCTGTAGCTCGACAGCAATATCATCACTTCCCATGGGGAACTGTTGCGGTATGTCAAGGTTCCTCTGGGAAATATGACTACAACGACTTGGAAAGGAAGAAAGGAGGACGCGGACGTGTTCTTCGAGCTGTTTAACTACGAAATCTATCTGGAGATCGAGCGTGTGTTGGAACCAGCCAAGCTGTTCGACTGGATTACTTACGATGGTACAATTGAGGCGTGGGTGGATAGGTTCCACCTCGTCATCTCACGACGAATGCGTGACTAACGCGGAAAGGTAGGAAATGAAAACCCTTTGGAAGCTGTACCGGGCGGTAGAAGAGATGCGGAAGATCGACCCGGAGATGCAGGCACACACCATCAACATCTTCCTGATGGTCTGCATGAACCCAGGGATCACGATGAAAGACCTCGGGAATCAGCTTGGTCTCTCGCAGGCAACGATGTCTCGCAACATCGCGGCGCTAGGGAAGGTTCACCGTCTGAACCGCCCTGGTTATGACCTTGTTCAGGCTGAAGAAGACCCTGTGGAGCGGCGGCGCAAGATCGTCAATCTCACAGCCAAAGGGAAGCGGGTTCAGGAGTCGCTTCTTTCGATCATGAAAGAAGCCGCGTGAACCCTGTGAGGGGCGGAGTTAACTGATGGTGCGCCGGGAGGGACTCGAACCCTCACGCCTTGCGGCAACGGATTTTGAGTCCGTCATGTCTGCCATTCCATCACCAGCGCAAATTAATACGAAAGGAGCATTATACCATGCCCGTGGTTTCTCGCGGGTCGGGCTATCAAGCCACGGTCCACCATAAAGGCGAACGATTCCGTCGCCAGTTCAACACTCAGGCAGAAGCTGTAGCCTGGGAAGCTCAAGCCAAAGCCTCGCTCCTTCGGGGTGAACTCCCAGACATGGGAGAAGGAGAGTCAGGGGCACCAGCCACGCTGGAAACCCTCAAAGACCTCACCCATCGCCGGTTCTGGATCGGCACCAAGGCAGAAGAGACGGCAGTCCGCAACGCCTCCATCTGCATCAGGGACATCGGCAACATCAGTCCCTCCAAGGTCACCACTCAAACCATCGACGCGGTGGTCTTCAAGTGGCAGGACGAAGGCAAGTCCAACGCGACCATCAATCGCCGCCTGTCGGCCCTCTCGAAGATGCTGAAGTTCGCCAAGGAGCGGGGGTACATCACTTCGGTTCCCAAGATCGACCGCAAGCGTGAGGGCAAGGGACGCATCCGGTTCTTCACCCCGCAGGAGGAACAGGAGATCATCCAGTGGTTCGAGTTCACCGGCAACAAGGACATGGCCGAACTCGTGGTGGTCGCCATCGACACCGGGATGCGGCGCGGGGAACTGCTGCGGATCGAGGGTCGGGATGTCAACGACACCCTGATCAACATCTGGGAGACCAAGAGCAGCCACCCCAGGACCGTCCCGATGACCCAGCGGGTCAAGAACATTCTCCACGCCAGGAAGGAGCGCCTGGGTGAGGGGCTGCTGTTCCCCAACGTGACCGAGGACTCCATCCGGTACGCCTGGGACATCATGCGGGAGAACAAGGGGCAAAGCGACGATCCGCAGTTCGTCTTCCATACCCTCCGACACACCTTCGTGTCGCGGCTGGTGCAGCGGGGCGTGAACCTGAAACAGGTCTCCGAACTCGCTGGTCACACCAACATCGCCACCACCATGCGCTACGCACACCTCGCACCGCGCAACTTGGTGGACGCGATCAAGGTACTGGAACCGGCCTGATTTTTCCCACGAGATCACGCGACAGAGCAATCTCGGCGTTACGCCACACGCCACACCACGTGGCGTTTGGTGGTGTAGCAGCCGATTTTGTTCCCCTCGTGGATACCTCAATCTCTTATGAATCAAGCACTTAGGAGAACGACCGATCTTCACACAGGACTCAAAAGGCAACGCGCAATCTATCCACGTGAGTAACTGATTCACGTATAATCCCCCCAGAAGATGCCCACCTCAGTGTGGGCTTTCTTCGCCCGACAACTATCCACTTCGTCAACTTATTCAGGACCACGCCACCAGTCGGTGTCGCGTGTGGCGTAGCCATGTCCTGACACGGGTTCGGAGAGGGTCGGAAGTCGATTTCCACACAGTTATGGCCCGCTCGATTTCCACACAGGTATGGGGGATCAGGGGGTCACTGAAGTTGAACCTGAAGGGGCAACTGAAGTGGTCACTGAAGTGGACTACTGATGTGTTTCCTGAAGGTGATTACTGATGTTGATAACCACAGGAGAAACACATGACGATCACCGAAGAGATCATTCAGTCCATCGAAAGCAATCCTGAGTGGCAGGCCAAGATGGACCGCCAGTTCGCCCTGGAGGAGCGGATGAGGAGCATGGGCATCGACCGCTACTGGAACCAAGCCAGCCGCGCAGCCGAGCGGGGTGCCGAGACCAACACCCGCCCGGTGCGTCGTCTGATGAACCACGCCATCGAACAGGTGTCAGCCGGGGTGGATGCCTTTGTCGCCCAGGCGTACTCGGGCAAGGCCGGTGTCCGTCACACGGCGGTCAAGTACATCGAGCAACTGGACGCCGAGGCGGTGGCCCTGATGACCGTCCGCTGTGTCCTCGATGGGGTCACCAAGGGTGAAACCCTGGTTGCCCTGTCCCGCCGCATCGGCTCCATGCTCATGGACGAGGTGCAGTTCCGTCAGTTCAAGGCCCAGAACGGCCAGTCCTACGAGTCCCTGCGCCAGAAGTACGAGAAGCAGTCCAAGCACTACCGTCACAAGCGCAACGCCATGCGCCACCACATGGCCGAGAAGGGGATCGAGGTGGAAGAGTGGCCGGTCACCGACCTGATCCAAGTCGGGGCCAAGTGCATCGACATCATGGTCGAGACCACCAAGCTGGTCGAGCAGATCACCCGTACCGTGGACACCAAGCGCCAGGAGACCATCGTCGTCGCCACCAAGGAGACGATGGAGTGGATTCAGGAGGAACACAACCGCTGCGCCGCCCTGTCCCCGGTGCTGCTGCCCACCATCGTCCCGCCACGTCCCTGGACGACGCCCAAGGATGGCGGTTACTGGACCAACCGTGTCCGTCGCATGTCCCTGGTCAAGACCTACTCCAAGGGCTACCTTCAGGAACTGGCCGACCACCACATGCCGGATGTGTATGACGCCGTGAACGCGATGCAACACACCGCCTGGGCGATCAACCTCAAAGTGCTGGAGGTGGCGAAGACCCTGTGGGACAACCAGAGCCAGCTTCCCGTGGTGCCCTCTGCCGTGGACATCGAGATTCCCCAGCGCCCTGCCTTCCTTGATGACAGCCGTCCGAAGGAAGAGTGGACGGAGCAGGAGCTTGAGCAGTTCCGCGAGTGGAAGCGCAACGCCACCGACACCTACACCATGAACGCCAAGCTGAAGTCGCTGCGCCTCCAGTTCATCAAGACCCTCATGGTCGCGGAGATGTTTGCCGAGGAGGAGGAAATCTACTTCCCCCACCAGCTGGACTTCCGTGGCCGGGTGTACGCCATCCCGATGTTCCTCAACCCGCAAGGGGCAGACCTCTCTCGTGGCCTGCTGGAGTTTGCGAATGGGGTTGCAATCAAGGATGAGTGCGCTCGTTCGTGGTTAGCTATCCACTTGAGCAACTGTTACGGCAACGACAAGGTTAGCCTGGAGGACCGCGTGAAGTGGGTCGAGGACAACGAGGAAGCCATCCTGGCGGTGGCCGCGGACCCCTACTCCAACAAGATGTGGGTCGATGCGGACAAGCCCTGGCAGTTCCTGGCTGCCTGCTTCGAGTGGGCCGGGTTCAAGGCCGAGGGCTGGGGCTACATCAGCACCCTGCCGATCCAGATGGACGGCTCGTGCAACGGTCTCCAGAACTTCTCCGCTGCCCTGCGTGATCCCATCGGCGGTGCTGCGGTGAATCTTGTGCCTGCCGATCTGCCCCAGGACATCTACCAGAAGGTGGCCGACAAGGTGCTGGAGCGTGTGAAGCAGGACGCCTGCAATGCCGAGGACGACGAGACCATGAAGATCGCCCAAGGCTGGTTGGAGTTCGGCATCACCCGCAAGGTGTGCAAGCGCCCTGTCATGACCCTGGCCTACGGTGCCAAGGAGTACGGCTTCAAGCAGCAGGTATTCGAGGACACCGTGACCCCGGCGAAGTACGACAAGTCCAAGCCCTTCCCCTGGTCGGGTTCCGGCTGGAAGGCTGCGGACTACATGGGTCGGGTGATCTGGGAGTGCGTGGGTCAGGTCGTCGTTGCCGCACGACAGGCGATGGACTGGTTCCAGAACTCCGCCCGTGCCGCTGCCAAGGAAGACCTCCCTGTCCGGTGGACCACCCCGGATGGACTGGTCGTCCTCCAGGCGTACCCCAAGCTGGAGACCAAGCGGATCGACATCACCTTCAACGGGCACCGTCACCTCCTGACCGTCGCTACCGGCTACGCCAAGGAGATTGACCGTCAGCGCCAAGCCAACGGCATCAGCCCCAACTGGGTCCACAGCATGGACGCCAGCCACATGCGGGCGACGATCCGTCAGGGATGGCGTGAGGGTATCCGCTCGTTCAGCCTGATCCACGACAGCTACGGCACCCACGCGGGTAACACCGCTGCCCTGGCTGCGATCCTGCGTGAGACCTTCGTCGAGATGTACTCGGAGGACGTGCTGGAGAAGTTCAAGGCCGAACTTGAGTTGCAGCTACCCGAGGGTAAGAAGCTGTCACCGCTGCCCCGCAAGGGCACCCTCGATCTGGAGTTGGTGAAGGACTCCAGCTTTTTCTTTGCCTGATCCTATCCACCGTGTCATGTGTTGACGCGGTGGATGAAGCAACCGATTTCCACACAGTATTGGACAGACCACAGGAGGACCACATGCAGACCATCGACCGCGAAGAACTGACCGCTTACCGCATCGACGACGTGAAGCTCGATCTGGCAATCGCAATCTGGGAGGAAGGACACGACATCCCCTTCGTTCTGGAGTGCGACCTCCTGGCTTCCGGCTATGACGTTGCCACGCTCCGCGAGAAGTACATGGCCTGATTTCCACACCGTATTGGACGACCAACCCCCGGCTCACCCCCGGGGTTTTTCTTTTCCCAAACCCTCAACAACCGAGAGGTAAATCCACATGACCGAGAAAGCAAAGCCCTTCAAGGGCACGACTCCCAAGGGCGTCTTCAAGTACCCGAACGTGATCACCCCGGACTACGGCACGAAGGAGTACCCGAAGCCTGACGGTGAGTTCAACGTGCGCCTGATCCTCGATGCCGACAAGGCCCAGGCGCTGATCAAGCAACTGCAACCGGAGTTCGACAAGGCTGTCGAGAAGGGCCGCGAGGAGTTCGCCAAGCTGCCGGTGGCAAACCGCAAGAAGCTCAAGGACATCACGATCAACGACTTCTACGCGGAGGTCTATGACAAGGACACCGAGGAGCCGACCGGCGAGTTCGAGTTCCGCTTCAAGAGCGCGGCCTCGGGTAAGAACAAGGAAGGCAAGCGGTGGGAGCGCAAGCTGCCGGTGTTCGACGCCAAGGGTGTACCGGCGAAGAACCTCAAGTCCGTGTGGGGCGGCACCGTGGGCAAGGTGTCGTTCAGCGCCAGCCCGTACTTCGTCGCGGCCACTGGTGCAGTCGGTTTGAGCCTGCGCCTGGAAGCCGTGCAGATCATCGAACTGTCGGCAGGCGGTGCCCGCTCGGCCAGCGAGTACGGCTTCGATGCCGAGGATGGCTACGACTCCACCGAGGCAAGCCACGGCTTCACCGATGAGACCGATGGTGAGGGCGCTGGTGACGCTGGCGACAGCGACTCGGGGTCGGACGGCAACGACGACTTCTGATCATGCGGGCCAGGAAGCTGTCAGCCCCCCAGGTGGGGTTGGTGTACGGCTTCCGGTCTGGCCTGGAGGAACAGGTGGCCGCGCAGTTGAAAGCTGTCGGCATCACCTTCGACTACGAGAGCGTGGCACTTCGCTACACCAAGCCCGCACGTGATGCGAAGTACACGCCCGACTTCATCCTCCCCAACGGAATCATCATCGAGACCAAGGGGAGATTCCTCGTCGAGGACCGTCAGAAGCACCTGATCCTCAAGGACCAGCACCCGGGGCTGGACATCCGATTCGTCTTCTCCAACAGCAACACCAAGATCAGCAAGAACAGCAAGACCAGCTATGCAGCGTGGTGCCAAAAGTACGGATTCACCTATGCCGACAAGTTCATCCCCAAAGGATGGTTAGAGGAACCACCGGACCCTGAGCGTCTTGCTGCTCTGAAAGGAGCAATCAAGACATGAACCGACAGGTTGACCACCTGATCATCCACTGCTCGGCCACTCGCGCCGATCAGAAGATCACCGCAATCGACATCGACAAGTGGCACCGCGCCAAAGGCTGGTGGGGCTGCGGCTACCACTTCGTCATTCCCCGCGATGGCCGCATCCAGTCCGAAGAGAAAGGCGACCGCTGCCGTCCCCTGGCCCAGGCGGGTGCCCATGTGGGTGACTGCGGTCCCGGCTGGAACTCCCGCTCCATCGGCATCTGCATGGCAGGCGGGATCAACGCAGCAGGCAAGGCCGAGAACAACTTCACCCCGGAGCAGTGGAAGGCTCTGGAGGAAGTGGCCCTCTCCCTGCTGGAACGCTTCCCCACCATCAAGACCATCGGCGGTCACCGCGACCTGATTCGCAAGACAGGCGCACCGCCTAAGGACTGCCCGTCGTTCGACGTGAAGACGTGGTTCACGAAGGAGGTTCTGCCGAAGCAGCCGAAGTACGGCTCCGTCACCTTCATCTGATTACCACACAGTATTGGACCACCCGAAACCCCTGGCCTAACCCGCCGGGGGTTTTTGCTTTCAAGCCCTTCGACAACTGAAAGGAAACCACATGACTCCGCAAGCTCACAAGGTTCTCGGTCATCTGAAGACCGCAGGCTCGATCACCAACGTGGAAGCACACGCTGTGCTGCGTGTTCGCTCCGTGTCCCGTCGCATCACCGAACTGGTGGACGCTGGCTACCACATCTACAAGGAAATGAAGAAGGACAGCACCGGCCAACGGTACGTCCGCTACTACCTCGTCTGACCGGGAGAAACAGTCATGTTCAAGCTGAAGACCAACAAGACCTTCGAGGACATCATCAGCGGCTTCAACTCCATGCTGGAGGAACTGGAAGACCTCGTGCGCCGCAACGACTCGCGCATCGAGGACAACAACGTCCAGGTCCAGCAACTGGTCGCTGAATCCCGCGCTCTCACCGAGGAGAGTAACAAGGCTCGTGTCACCGCCGACCGCATCAAGGCACTGATCGGCGGCTGACCATGAGCGAGTGGGTAGCGACCCACCTCCCTTGCCCCGCTTGCGGTTCGTCCGATGCCTACAGCATCAACGACCGTGGGTGGGGCAAGTGCTTTTCGTGTGGGAAGAACATCAACGAAGAAGGGGGCACGAGACCCATGACCGAGAAACAATCCAAGGACAAGCCTCTTGTCCCCTTCGGTGAATACCGTGCGCTGAACAAGCGAGGCATCACCGAGGAAACCTGCAAGAAGTTCGGCTACTTCATCGGAGAGTACAAGGGCGAGACCGTCCAAGTCGCTCCGTACCGTGACGCCGAAGGCACGGTGGTTGCACAGAAGGTGCGGACCGCCTCGAAGAAGTTCTCCACCACAGGCGATTTCAAGGAAGTCGTCCTGTTCGGCCAGCACCTGTGGAACGCAGGGGGCAAGCGCCTCGTGATCACCGAGGGTGAGATCGACTGCCTCTCCGTGAGCCAAGTACAGGGCAACAAGTGGCCGGTCGTGTCGATCCCCAACGGTGCCCAAGGTGCCGTGGCCGCGATCAAGAAGTCCATCGAGTGGGTGTCCTCCTTCGAGGAGGTCGTGCTGATGTTCGACATGGACGAGCCAGGACAGGAAGCTGCCCTGAAGGTGGCCGAGTTGCTCCCACCGGGTAAGGCCAAGATCGCTACCCTCCCCGCCAAGGACGCCAACGAACTGCTCCAGAACGAGCAGGGACAGGAGATCGTCAACGCCATCTGGCAGGCACGAGCCTTTCGCCCCGATGGTCTGGTCAGCATCGACGAGATCATCGAGGAGGTCGAGCGCCCCATCGAATGGGGTCTGCCCTGGTGGCTGGAGTCTCTGACCAAGCTCACCTACGGTCGCCGCCTTGGTGAGGTCTATGGCCTGGGCGCTGGCACTGGTGTGGGGAAGACCGACTTCCTCACGCAGCAGATCGCCTACGACATCACCGTTCTCCACGAGAGCGTGGGTGTCATCTTCCTCGAACAGAAGCCAACTGAGTCTGCCAAGCGGATCGCCGGAAAGATCGCAGGCAAGCGGTTCCACGTCCCCGACGCAGGATGGACCGTCGATGAACTGAAGGAGAACGTCGCCAAGCTGAAGGGCAAGGTGACCTTCTACGACTCCTTCGGTGAGACCGACTGGGAAGTCGTGAAGGGAAAGATCAGGTACATGGCCGTGACCCTCGGTCACCGTCTGATCTACGTGGACCACCTCACTGCGATGGCTGACACCGCCAACGAGAAGGAGTCCCTTGAGCAGATCATGAAGGAGATGGCCGGTCTCGCCAACGAGTTGAAGATCGTCATTACCTTCGTGTCCCACCTGTCCACCCCTGAGGGCAAGCCTCACGAGGAAGGAGGGCGCGTGATGATCCGCCACTTCAAAGGCTCCCGCGCCATTGGCTTCTGGTCGTACTTCATGTTCGGCCTGGAACGCAATCAACAAGCTGAAGACGAGATCGACCGTCAGACCACGCTGTTCCGTGTGCTGAAGGATCGGTACACCGGCCAAGCAACAGGCCACGTCATCGCTCTCGGCTACGACGCTGAGACAGGGAGACTCTATGAGCAACAAGCCCCCGCTGACTCCTACGGTTTCGAGGACGAAAGCAGTCCTGCTCTTGCCACCGAAGGCGAAGACTTCTGATCCACCCCCAACCAAACCCGTGAAGGTTCCGGTGCTGTTCGGCGGCACTGGCCGTTGATTTGCCCGGACCTATCCACGGTGTCAAGTAACCAGCGAGGAATCCATGAAGAAGCTGCTGTTTGACATCGAGACTGACGGGCTTCTCGATGTGCTGACCAAGGTTCACTCACTGGTCATCAAGGACACCGACACCGGGCAACGCTGGTCCTGCGCGGACAAGCCCGGGTACATGCCCGTCAAGGACGGTGTGCGAATGCTGATGGAAGCCGACCTCGTGATCGGCCACAACATCATCAAGTTCGACATCCCGGCCCTCCAGAAGGTGTACCCGTGGTTCGACATCGCGGTGGACCGGATGCGCGACACGCTGGTCCTGGCCCGTCTGCTCTGGGCTGACGTTGGCGACATCGACGCGAAGCGTGTGAACAAGGGCTTCCCCCGGAAGCTCATTGGAGCGCACAGCCTGGAAGCCTGGGGCTTTCGCCTGGGCGTCCTGAAGGGTGAGTTCGGGAAGACCAGCGACTGGTCTGCCTGGACGCCCGAGATGCAGGCGTACTGCGAACAGGACGTTGAGGTGACTGATGCCCTGTGGAAGCGGATCGCGGCCAAGGAACCGGCACCGAGGGCGGTGACCCTGGAGACATGGTTCGCCTACATCATCGCCAAGCAGGAGAGGTTCGGCTACACGTTCGACAGGGACAAGGCAGTCAAGCTGTACATGACCCTGCTGGAGAAGCGGCAGGAGATCGACCGTGAACTGAAGAAGTTCTTCGGCTCGTGGTACGTGTCGCTCGGGACGTTCACCCCGAAGGCCAACAACAGCAAGGCCGGGTACACCAAGGGCGCCCCCTTCACCAAGCTCAAGCTGGTGGAGTTCAACCCCTCGTCGCGCCAGCAGATCGCCAACCGGCTGATCAAGCTGTATGGCTGGAAGCCCCAGGCGTTCACCGAGAGCGGCCAGCCCCAGGTCGATGAAGACATCCTGGCCGACCTCCCGTACCCGCCGTGCAAGCTCCTGGCCGAACGGTTCATGCTGGAGAAGCGGATCGGGCAACTGGCCGAGGGTGACAACGCTTGGCTCAAGCTCGAACGCAATGGCCGCATCCACGGCTCCGTGAACACCATCGGGGCGGTGACCGGGCGATGCACCCACAGCTACCCGAACGTGGCCCAGGTGCCATCCGTTCGTGCGCCGTATGGGGCCGAGTGCCGGGAACTGTTCTGCGCCCCGCCTGGAATGACCCAGGTAGGTGCGGACGCCTCGGGCCTGGAACTGCGGTGTCTCGCCCACTACATGGCCCGGTACGACGGTGGTGCCTACGCACAACTGCTGCTCACTGGTGACGTTCACACGGCCAACCAGCAGGCGGCAGGACTTCCCACCCGCGACAACGCCAAGACGTTCATCTACGCCTTCCTCTACGGGGCGGGCGACGAAAAGATCGGGCAGATCGTGGGCAAGGGCGCGAAGGAAGGGAAGCGCCTGAAGGAGTCCTTCCTGAAGAAGACCCCCGCGCTGAAGCGACTCAAGGATGCCGTGGCATTCAAGGTCAAGCAGCACGGCTTCCTAACCGGCATCGACGGACGCAAGCTCAAGGTCCGTTCGGAACACGCCGCACTCAACACCCTTCTGCAATCCGCTGGTGCCCTGCTCGTGAAGCAGGCGACCGTCAACCTGTATCAGGAACTCACCCGCCGTGGCTACGTGTGGGGAACCGACTGGGCGATGGTGGCCCACGTCCACGACGAGTACCAGCTTCACGTCCGCACCGAACTCGCTGAAGAGGTTTCCAAGGTTGCCGTCTGGTCCTTCCAGCAGGCAGGCCGCGACTTCGACTGGCGGTGCCCGCTCGATGGCGAGGCGAAGCTCGGTGCCAACTGGAAGGAGTGCCACTGATGGACATCCGCGTCCTTCACCGCGCCTACATCCAGCCCTTCTCGCTTCAGTCCGACTACGCCAGGGAACACGCCTTCGAGGTGGCCGAACTGGCGAGTCGTGGACTGATTACCACACAGGTATGGGCAGACCAGTACGGCAAGCACTGGCGTGTGACCCAAGCAGGTCTCGCCCTTCTCGAACAGACAACCCTCGGAGATACCCCATGCGTTACACCGTGATCGTCGAAGACACCCCCCGTGGTGTCTGCATCGGCTACGCCGAGAGCCGCAACGGATGCCAGGACCACCCGGCGTCCTCGCTGGCTACCCACGTGGTCACGTCCTTTGCCCTGACGGTGGACAACTTGGTCCGCCGCAATCTGCTCGTGGTCGATCAGCAGAAGCTGCTCACCGGCCCGCGTCGTGAAAGGGTCTGACCATGCCGCTGCTGTCGATCTGGCTCATGATCTTCGGCCCCTGGTTCATCCCCGGCGCTCCCAAGCGTGAGCAGAAGGAGGACGACGAATGAAGCAGGGTGCGCTGTACGTCGATCACATGGGCACCGACTTGTCGGTCGTCCGTGCAGCCAAGGTGTCGTTTGCCAACGATGCGACCGTCCAGCGGTTCATCGACGACATCGAGGCCAAGCAGCTTGGGTGCCGCAGCCACTCGGCGTTGATCCGATACCTGGCCCGGCACAACCACTGGACTCCGTTCGGTCACACCGCGATCACCTTGCGGATGGCCGCTCCGGTCCCGATCCGTACCCAGTGCTTCAAGCACAAGGTCGGCTTCGTGGAGAACGAGGAGTCCCGCAGGTACATCAGCAGCCGCCCCGCGCTGTTCGTCCCCGACGAGTTCCGCAAGGCTCCCGAGGACGGCAAGACCAAGCAGGGCAGCGGTGGTGTCCATCCCAAGTCGCGCATGTGGCGCTTGGCCTACCAGCTTCACACCGAGCAGAGCATCAACCTGTACATGGACATGCTGGCCGATGGCGTTTGCCCCGAGCAGGCCCGCTTCGTCTTGCCGCAAGGCTGCATCGTGAACTGGTACTGGACCGGCAACCTCGCCGCCTACGCCCGTTTCTTCAACCAGCGCAGCGACTCCCATGCCCAGAAGGAGGTGCAGGAGTTGGCCGCGCTTGTCGCATCCATCGTCGCGCCCCTGTTCCCCGTGAGCTGGGCCGCGCTCACTGAGAAGAGGTGAATCCATGAAAAAGCTCCTGACCGTGCTCTGCATCAGCCTTGCGCTGACCAGCACTCCCGCCCTCGCGTCGCTCCGTATGGGTGGATCGTTCTCTTCGTTCCGCCCGACCATCGGGGTGGCTCCGATGCCACGCCCGGTCTCCGTCCCCCCGAAGGTCGCTCCGGCTCCGGTGAAGACGCCTGAGGCTCCCAAGGTCACGCCTGTGACCTCGGCTGCTGGGGGCGCTGCCGCGTCCTCGGCGTCCTCTTCGAGCGTCTGGTCCTGGCTCCCTGCCGTATTCATGTTGGGTTGGTTGCTCGGTGACTCCAGCGACGACAAGGAGAAAAAGTGATGGACGAAGACGACGGCATTGTGTTCGAGGAGTCCGTGCCGTTTGCCGCTAGTGCCTGCGTTCAAGACCTGATCGCCCTGGCTCACGCCCACGAGGAGATCAGGGATGCGGACATGCGGAAACGTCTGTTGACCGCTGCGGACCAAGTGCTGAAGTTGATGACCGTAACCATCTATCCCACCACAGGCACCCCGCAATGACGACCATAGCCCTGATTGATGGGGACATCTTCGCCTACGAAGCAGCAGCCGCAGCCGAAGAACCCATCAACTGGGGCGACGATCTCTGGACCCTCCACGCCTACGAGACGCCCGCCAAGGAGGCTCTGTTCGACCGCATCAAGAGCCTTCAGGAAGCGGTTGGGGCGGACGAGGTGATCGTTGCCCTGTCCGACAAGGACAACTTCCGCAAGCGCATCCTGCCTTCGTACAAGGCCAACCGCGCTGGTGTGCGGAAGCCCATGCTGCTGGTCCCCCTCAAGAACCACCTCAGGGAGAACTTCAAGTTCTACGAGAGGCCCGGCCTGGAGGGAGACGACATCCTCGGAATCCTGTCCACCTGGGGAAACCTCAAGGGAGACAAGATCATCGTCTCCAAGGACAAGGACTTCCGGTCCATTCCCGGCAAGGTGTTCTACGCCAACCGCCCCGATGACGGGGTGATCGAGGTGTCGGAACACGAAGCCGACCAGTTCCACATGATCCAGACCCTGATGGGTGACCCGACCGATGGCTACAAGGGTTGCCCGGGGATCGGCATCAAGACTGCCGAGAAGGTGATCGCCAAGGCTCTCGATGAGGGAACCCCTTGGGCATCCCCGAAAGACCTTCGCGCCCTCTACTGGAAGCATGTGGTCGCTGCCTACGAGAAGGCTGGCCTGAGTGAAGAGGAAGCCCTGGTTCAAGCCCGGTGCGCCCGAATCCTCCGCGCCAGTGATTACGACTTCAAGAACAAGGAACCCATCCTATGGACTCCGTGAACCACCCCCCGCACTACGAGCGGAAGGCGGATTCGCTGTCCATTGCAGTCCGTGCTGCCCTGACCGACAACGGTGACATCGACCCCCTGAACCTTGAGTGCTTCGAGGCGATGGCTTCGATGCTCACCGTTGAAGAAATGCGCGGGTATCTGCGTGGCAACAGCTTCAAGTACCGCTGGCGCTACACCCACAAGAACGGGACCGAAGACCTCCGCAAGGCTCTCTGGTACGAGAAGAAGCTGCTCCTGCTGGAGGAAACGGTCGCTCGCTACATCGACCCCGAGAAGAACAAATGAGATTCGCTGAATACCAAGAACAAGCTCACCCCTTCGCCGAGTACAAACACGACGAGTACCCCTTCCTCGGCCTCGCTGAAGAGACCGGCGAGTTCCTGGGCATCGCCGCCAAGATCGCCCGAGGCGACGACCTCGCGGCTCGCTTCGGCTCCCAGGAAGCTGTCGTCCAGAAAGCCCTCAAGGAAGCGGGTGACGTGCTGTGGATGCTGTCCGAGTGCCTGACCCAGATGGGCCTGTCGCTCGAAGATGCCGCCAAACTCAACATCGAGAAGCTGACCGACCGCAAGGCCCGCAACGTGATCAAGGGGAGCGGGGATGACCGTTAAGCACGTGCCCTCAACACGCGCCCAGGTCGTCACCCGCCGCACTTACAACCGCCCCCTGGACGCCGCTGGTGTGGTGTTCGAGGACTGGACGCAGACTGTGGATCGGGTGATGGGCCATCAGCGGTGGTTGTGGGAACGTGCCCAAGGTCGCGGCCTGGACATCGTTCAAGCCGCCGAACTGGACGAACTGCGCGACCTCCTGCTGGAGCGCAAGGTGTCCGTCGCCGGTCGCACCCTGTGGCTCGGTGGCACCGAGATCGCCAAGCGCCGGGAAGCCAGCCAGTTCAATTGCTCGTTCACCCACATCGAGACGGTGTACGACGTTGTGGATGCCCTGTGGCTCCTGCTGCAAGGCTGCGGTGTCGGCTTCCGTCCCATCGTGGGGCAGCTGACCGGCTACCAGAAACCAATCCAGAAGCTGACCGTGATCCGCTCCAAGCGGACCTGCAAGGGTGGCCTGGAACACAACGTGGAGACCTTCGATGCTGACACCGGAGTGTGGACCCTCAAGGTCGGGGACAGTGCCGAAGCCTGGGCCAAGTTCGTCGGAAAGCTGGTGGCCCACAAGTTTCCCGCCCGTGAACTTGTACTCGACTTCTCCGAGGTACGTCCGGCCGGCGAGCGACTTTCTGGCTACGGATGGATCAGCTCCGGTGACGCCGCCTTCGCCAAGGCTTGCACCGAAATCCACAACATCCTGAATCGCCGTGCAGGCTCCCTGCTGTCCCGCATCGACATCCTCGATGTGGTGAACTGGCTGGGCACCGTCCTGTCCTCGCGCCGGTCTGCGGAGATCGCGCTGATGCCCTTCGGGGAGGAAGAGTGGGAGGAGTTCGCCGCTGCCAAACGCGAGTTCTGGGTCAACAACCCGCAACGCGCCCAGTCGAACAACTCGCTGATCTTCAACCAGAAGCCGACGCGGGAGCAGCTGGAGCGCATCTTCGACCTGATGGTGTCGTCAGGTGGATCTGAGCCTGGATTCATCAACCGGGAAGCTGCGACCCGCCGTGCCCCCTGGTTCAAGGGCGTGAACCCGTGCGCCGAAATCCTGCTCGGGAACAAGTCCTTCTGCAACCTCGTGGAGGTGGACGTAGGCAAGTTCAGGGGTGACTCCTCGGGCCTGATCCGTGCCGTAGAGTTGGCCGCTCGTGCCTGCTACCGGCAGACGTGCGTGAACCTTCAGGACGGCATCCTGCAAGAGGCGTGGCACCTGAACAACCAGTTCCTGCGGCTGCTGGGGGTTGGACTCACGGGCATTGTTCGTCGCCCTGATCTATCCACCTATGCATACGAGGAACTGAAGCGGGCAGCGGTCGCCGCCGCCTACGCGATGGCTGACAGCCTGGGGATGCCGCGTCCGAAGAACGTCACCACGGTCAAGCCCTCGGGCACCGTGTCGAAGATCATGGACACGACCGAAGGGGTCCACAAGCCGCTGGGCCGGTACATCTTCAACAACGTGGTGTTCTCCAAGCACGACCCGCTGGTGCCGGAACTGCGTGGTGCTGGCTACCGGGTGTTCGACCACCCGCTGGACAAGGATTCCGTCCTGGCAACCCTGCCGGTGGACTGGAGTGACGTTCCGTTCGACAAGGTGACCAAGGAGGTGGATGGCAAGACCGTCCAACTGGAGGTCAACCTCGAATCCGCGGTGGCCCAGTTGGAGCGGTACAAGATGCTCCAGACCCACTGGTGTCAGCAGAACGTGTCCTGCACGATCTCCTACGACGCCTCGGAGGTTCCGGCCATCATCGACTGGCTGCTGGCGAACTGGGACTCCTACGTCGGTGTGAGCTTCCTGTTCCGCGCCGATCCCACCAAGACGGCGAAGGACTTGGGCTACCTCTACCTGCCCCAAGAAGTGGTGACCGAGGAGACCTTCAAAGCCTACGTGGCGAACCTGTCTCCCATCGAGATCGACAAGGGCAACAGCCTGGACGAACTTCAGGACGACGGCTGCGCTACGGGTGCCTGCCCGATCCGCTGATCGACTGACCCCCTCCATGCCCCTCAACCGGGTGTGCGGGGGGTTTTCTTTTTTGATTTCCACACAGTTGTGGAGGGCGCAAATGAAATGTCCTTCGATTCCCAAGGAACTGATCGACTACCTCGAATCGACGATCCCTGAACGCTGCCCAGACGCTCGCATGTCGGACCGCGAAATCTGGATGTACGCCGGGAAGCGAGACCTCGTGAGGGGGTTGATCGCCCAGTTCCAGTCCCAACAGGAAAACCTTTTGGAGGAGCCAATCCGTGTGTACCAAGCCGAAGGTCTCAATGCCTGAACCGGCTGCTCCCGCTGCACCCCCGCCGCCGGTCGAAAAGACGGTGGACCAGCTTGATCTCGCTGACGAGATGAAGCGCAAGTTCCAGGGCACCCGCAACAGCATGAACCAACTCAAGATCAAACTGAAGGAGTGACAGAACCATGTGTTCCAAACCCAAGGTGCAAGTCCAAGAGGCACCCCCGCCGCCTGCCCCACCCGCCCCGGCAGTCGCACCCCAGACCGCCCAGACCGCAGTCGCAACGGCGACTGACGAAGGGGGCCTCCGCAAGCGCAAGCGCGAAGGCCGCAACTCCCTGCGGATCGACGCGAATGTGGCTGGCGAGAACGGCGCTGGTGGCAACGGTCTGAACATCCCGCGATAAGGAGGATGCGAATGCAAGGAGCAGGCGCACGTTACCGCCAGCTTGAAGGCAAGCGTGACCCGTTCCTCCGTCGTGCCCGTGAAGCAGCGAAGCTCACCATACCCTCGCTGCTCCCTCCTGATCTTCACACCGGGGAGTCTGTTCTCCCCACCCCATTCCAAGGGCTTGGTGCCCGAGGGGTGAACAACCTCTCGTCCAAGTTACTACTGGCCCTGCTGCCACCCAACAGCCCCTTCTTCCGTCTGACCATCGACGACTACTCGCTGGAGCAGATGACCCAACGCGAGGGGATGCGGGCGGAAGTCGAGGAAGCCCTCGGCAAGATCGAGCGGGCCACCATGTCGGAAATCGAAACGTCTGCCGTGCGGGTCACTGCGGGTGAGGTTCTCAAGCACCTGCTGGTTACCGGCAATTCGCTGATGTACCTGCCGCATGATGGTGGGGTAAAGATGTTCCGCCTGGACCGCTACGTGGTCGTCCGCGACCCGATGGGGAACGTGCTGGAGATCATCGTCAAGGAGAGCATCAGCCCCAAGCTGCTGCCCCGCGAGATGGGCCTGACCGAGGAGTCCAACGACCTCAACCCTGACAAGACCATCGACCTGTTCACCCACATCCATCTCGATGAGAGCGGTAAGAAGTGGAAGGTGTACCAAGAGGTCAAGAACCTCAAGGTGCCAGGAACCGATGGTGACTACCCGCTCGACAAGTCCCCGTGGCTCCCGCTGCGATTCACCAAGATCGACGGCGAGGACTACGGACGTGGGTACGTGGAGGAATACTACGGTGACCTCCGCTCCCTCGAAGCCCTCACGCAGGCCATCGTCGAGGGTTCCGCTGCATCGGCGAAGGTTCTCTTCCTGGTGAACCCCAACGGGGTCACGCAACAGAAGACCCTGACTGAGGCTCCGAACGGTGCTGTCCGCAGCGGCAATGCCGAAGACGTGACCGTCCTTCAGGTGCAGAAGTTCGCGGACTTCCGCGTGGCCCTGGAGACAGTCGAAGCCATCAGCCAGCGGCTGTCCTATGCCTTCCTGCTGAACTCCGCAGTGCAACGCTCGGGTGACCGGGTGACCGCCGAGGAGATTCGGTACATGGCGAACGAACTGGAGTCAGCCCTTGGTGGCGTGTACTCGATTCTGAGCCTGGAGTTCCAGCTGCCCCTGGTGAAAACCATCATGCACCGGCTGGAGAAGCAGCGGCGCATTCCGTCGCTCCCGAAGGGCACTGTCCGTCCCGCCATCACCACCGGCCTGGAAGCACTCGGTCGCGGTAATGACCTCAACAAGCTCGACCTGTTCCTGGCAGGCGCAGTCCAGGCTCTTGGACCCGATGTGGTCAAGGAGCGCATCAACGCTGGTGACTACCTGACTCGCCGTGCGACTGCCTTGGGCATCGACGCGAAGGGTCTGGTACTGACCGACCAGCAGATCAGGGAACAGCAGGCAGAACAGCAGGAGGACGCCCTCAATGCTGCGATGGCTGGCACTGGTATGGACATGGCGACTGAGGTCGTGAAAGGAGCAATGAAGGCATGACGGAGCAAGTCAAACCCGAAGCAGGCGCTGACGCCCCGAAGGTGGAACCGAAGGAGACCGCCAAGAAGGGTGCCAGCAAGGAGAAACAAGCCGCTCCCACCGAGAAGGTGGTGAACGGCAAGCGTGAGGTGACTCTACCGAACGGCATGAAGGTCACCTACAACTGAGGAGAAACACGATGACTGATTTTGTCCAACCGCAGGTTGACACCAGTGGCAAGGGACCGGAGGGCCACGAAGCCGCCATGATCGCCAAGGTCGATCAGGTGGAAGCCTTCCTGCAACAGCAGCAACAGGCACAGCAGCAAAGCCAAGAGCCGCCGAAGCTGGCTGGCAAGTTCGCCTCCCCGGCAGAACTGGAGAAAGCCTATCTGGAACTGGAGAAAAAGCTCGGCGCTCAGTCGCAGCAGCAGAGCCAGCAGGCCAACGCTGGCGGCATGACCGAACAGAAGGCCGCTGAACTGGTTCAGAACGCAGGCATCGACATCGACTCGATGGCGAACTACTTCTACCAGAACGGCGGACTCTCCGAGGACCACTACGCGACCCTGGAGAAGGCGGGCATCCCCCGTGCGTTCGTGGACCAGTACATCGACGGTGTGCAGGCCACGGCGAACCAGATGCGCGACGGCATCATGACCAAGATCGGTGGTGCCGAAGCGTTCCAGGGCATGGCCCAGTGGGCGCAGGCCAACCTGACCCCGGCAGAACTCGCCGCCTACAACAAGGCGGTGGACAGCCAGGACATGACCGTGGTGGAGAACGCCGTCCTCGGTCTGGCCTTCCGCTACCAGCAGGCGATGGGTCGTGATCCGAAGCTGCTTGGTGGTGGCAACGCTGGTGCTTCCGGCTTCCAGTCGGTGGCGCAACTGGTGGAGGCCATGAAAGACCCGCGCTACGAGAAAGACCCGGCCTACCGCCGCGAGGTGGAGCAGCGTCTGGCCCGCAGCAACATCATGTGAGGTGGCCTATGACCGCACCGCTTGGTCTCCGTGGCTGGCTGGCGGTCGCCCTGGTGGTCCTGAGTCTCGTTCTGGGTTGGACCACCAGCCACTACCGCTCCAAGGCCGCAGCCTTCAACCAGCAGTTGACTGTGTTGCAGGCCCGGGTCGCACTCCAGAACCAAGAGGCTGAACGCAAGCTGGCCGAACTGACCCGCGAACGTGACGCCAAACAGGCCGAACTGGACGCCTTCCACGTTTCTCAGGAGAAGAAAGATGCGGCTGCAAAAGCTGAAATCGCTCGTCTTACTACTGAGCTTGAGCAGCGCCCTATCCGGGTGCGCGTCGTCTCCCAGCCCAGTACCTGTGGGAGTGGTGGTGGAAGCCCCCAAGGTGACAGCACCGCCCCTTCCAGCCCTGGTCCGTCAGACGGAACCGAAGCCTACGGGCTACTTCCAGAAGCGAATCATCGACGCCTTGTCGCAGTGATTGCCGAAGCGGAGGCGATCAACGCCGCCTACGCCTCGTGCAGGGCGCGTCTGTTCGCCCAGGAAGAAGCTCCGCGCTGATTGCCACACAGTTATGGAGGAACAGGCTTCCTCCTCTCCTGTGGTTGTTTTCTCCTTGCCCCCTTGAGTTCGACTTGAGGGGGCTTTTTTCAACCCATTGAAAGGAGGTGATCCACCTTCTCCGGTGTGACGGGCCGGCATTCCCCGTACTCAGTGTGACCCCACGTCGGGAGACGTTAGGTCATGCGACCTCGTGACGTTGATACGCAAACCGCACTGGCAGCAAAGCCGGTGGTTGCAACCTGAAGTTCTTCACCACACAACCTTAGCCTCTGCGGAGACAACTTTGTGTGACGTGCGTGAGTGGGCTGATGGGAGCGAACAACTCTCTTCAACGCATTCATGAGGTGACAACAAATGTCCAACGCGATCGTTTCGCGTCTTGGTCAGGTCAATGGCGCAGGTGCCGTTGATGCCCTGTTTCTGAAGGTCTTCGCAGGGGAAGTTCTGACCAGCTTCGAGAAGACCAACGTGATGATGGACAAGCACATGGTGCGGACCATCTCCAATGGCAAGTCCGCGCAGTTCCCGGTTATGGGCCGTGGCTCGGCTTACTACCACACCCCTGGTGAGTTCATCCCGGGTGGGCAGATCAAGCACGCAGAGCGCACCATCACCATCGACGAACTGCTGATCGCCCCGGCGTTCATCGCTTCCATCGACGAGGCCAAGAACCACTACGACGTGCGTTCGGTGTACTCGAAGGAGCTGGGTGCCAAGCTGGCGAACACGATGGACAAGCACATCCTCCAGACTGCCGTCCAGGCCGCTCGTTCCACCAAGACCATCGACGACGCCGACCAGTTCGGTGGCACTCAGCTGACGCTGGCTTCCGCTGGCGATGCGAACAGCGGTGACGCCCTGGCTGATGCCATGTTCGAGGCCGCTCGCATCTTCGATGAGAAGTTCGTTCCGAACGACGCCCGGTTCTTCTTCGTGCGTCCCGCGCAGTTCTATGCGATGGCGAAGTCCACGAAGGTTCTGAACCGCGACTGGGGCGGCGAAGGGAGCTACGCTGGCGGCAACGTCATCCGCGTGGCTGGTCTGACCATCGTCAAGACCAACAACCTGCCCGGTAGTGTCGTGGCGAACGGCTCCCTGGAAGCTGGCACCGGCAACAAGTATGCGGGTGACTACAGCAAGACCGTGGGTCTGGCGATGCATCCGTCTGCCGTGGGTACGGTGAAGCTGCTCGACCTGGCTATGGAAGGTGAGTACCAGATCAACCGCCAAGGCCACCTGATGGTGGCGAAGTACGCGGTGGGTCATGGTGTTCTGCGTCCTGAAGCCGCTGTCGAAGTCCGTATTCCGTAATTCGGACTGAACCACTCGTAAGGGGGTCATGAGGTTAATCCTCGTGATCCCCTTTTTTTTCGACTTTGGAGAACAAGAATGCTGGTGACTGATAGCACCACTGGTGTGTCGGAGGCTCGGCAGCGTGACCGCGACGAAGGTCTGATCACATCGCTGAATGAAGCCTTCCGAGACGACTTCACAGCTGGTCTGGACCCGAGCAACTGGCGTGTCGTCATCCAGGGGCCGAACCAGACTCTCGACAACAGTGTCCCGTCCGAGTTCCGCATCAACGCCGGAACGGGAGCGAACCAAGAGACCATCATCCGTAGCCGTCGTGGCTTCAAGATGCCCTTCCGCGTGTGGTTCACTGGTCGCTTGTCGCAGCGTATCGCCAACCAAGAGTTCTGCTTGGAGTTGGTGAACGAGGTGGGCGACATGGCCGCCCGCTGGCACTTCGACGGCATAACGGCCACCAACGCGAAGATTCGCACCGTGAACGGCGGCGTCAGCGGTACTGAATCGACGCTGACCATTGCCACCACTGCGAGCAACACGATCTTCGAGATCGACATGGGCGTTGACGAGGTGAACTTCGCGCAGCTTGCTGTGGACAGCACGGCGAACCGGACTGTCACGGCCTGCCGCACGGTCCGCACCCCTGACCCGAACGACACCTACTACGTTCAGATTCGGGCCAAGAACCTGGGAAGCGCCCCGGCGAGCAATACCGCGCTGTTCATGGAAGCGGTGTCCGTCATGGACATCACCGAGGTATGCGCGGAGGTGAACGGTCGAGGCGACAGCGCCGGTAACCGTGCTGCGGTCGTCGTCGTGGCAAACGCACCCAACCGTCCTGCCTACGGCTGGAACAACGACACGACCACTGCCCTGGCTGCGAACGCCACCTTCACGGGCACCTCGCGGGATCACAACACGAGCAACGCGGCCCTGAACTTCGTGGCGACCTTCAGCACGGACCAACCGGGAACTGCGCGGATCGAAATGTCCAACGACGCCACCACGTGGCGACGGGCTACCCCGGATACCGCTGTAGCTGCGAACTCTCCGGTGACGCTTTCGGTTCCGATCCTGACCCGGTACTACCGCGTCATCTACGTGAACGGGGGAACCGCTCAGGGCTTCCTGATGATCAACTCTCGCTCGGTGCAGTGATATGGCGAACGTGCCTGAGACTTTCAATCCGGCAATCGCCCATCTCGTGGACGCGGACGGCAACGTCTTCCAAGTCTTGAACGAGGCGGGCGATGACTGGGACGAAGCGGCCACGCAAGCGGCCTACCGGGCGGCTCATCCCGAGCTTCCCTAAGTCCCACCACTCTCACCCAACGGGGTCATGAGGTTCGTCCTCATGGCCCTTTTTTTCGACCTTTGGGGTTTCTATGCTCTCTCCAACGACTGAACTGGAAGCCATCAACACGATGCTGTCCACCATCGGGGAAGCCCCGGTGAACACGGTTGAGGACAACGGGATTGTCGATGCCGTGATTGCCCGTCAGATTCTTCGGGCGACCTCCCGTGAAGTGCAGGCGCGGGGATGGCACTTCAACACCGAAAAGGGGTATCCGATCAACCCCGATGCGGAGGGTTTCCTCCTGCTGCCCTCCACGGTCTTGCGCTGTGACTCCGTGGAATCTGATCAGGGAATTGATGTGGTCGTGCGCGGCAATCGCCTCTACGACCGCAAGCGCCACTCCTTCGTCTTCGACAAGCCGGTCAAGGTCGATCTGCTGATCCTGCTGCCGTTCGACGACCTACCTGAGGTGGCGCGGTACTACATCACCGTGCGGTCTTCCCGTGTCTTCCAAGAACGGGTCGTCGGCTCCGAGTCGCTGTCGAAGTTCAACCAGCAGGACGAACTCCGCGCCCTGGTGGCCCTTCAGGACTACGAAGCCGAGACCGCTGACTACAACATGCTGAGTGACAACTACTCGGTCGCTCGTGTTCTGGATCGCAACCCATGAGCATCATCTCGACCACCATCCCCAACCTTGTGAACGGGATCAGCCAGCAGCCCTTTGCACTTCGTCTGGCTTCCCAGGCGGAAGAACAGGTCAACGGCTACTCCACGGTGGTCGAAGGCTTGCGGAAGCGCCCGGGCACCCGTCACATCCGCCGCTTGCCTTCGACGGTGGCGGCGAACAGCTACCTGCACACCATCAACCGGGACGCCAGTGAGAAGTACCTCGTGGCAATCTCGAACGGTGACCTGAGGGTGTTCGACCTCCAGGGCAATGAGAAGACGGTGCATTTCCCCCACGGGAAGGCTTACCTGTCTGCCGCGAATCCCCGGGACACCTTCCGGTGCATGACCGTGGCCGACTACACCTTCGTACTGAACACCCAACAGGTGGTGGCTCAGTCCGGTGTGTTGTCAGCCAACAGCCGCCCGAATGAGGCTCTGGTGTGGATCAAGCAGGGTTCCTACGGTGCCACCTATCGGGTGATCGTCAACGGCGCTGAAGTGTCGTACACGGTGCCTGATGGCTCCCACTCCTCGCACACCGCCCAGGTTCGCACGGACAACATCGCTGCAAACCTAGCGTCCTCACTGGTGAACACCATCGGCGGCGGGACATGGCAGATCGTCCACTCGAACTCGCAAATCTACCTGCGGCGCTGGGACAACCAGCCCTTCACCGTCCGCACCCAGGACTCGCTGGGTGAGAACGGTAGTGAGTGCTTCTACAAGACCGTTCAGCGGTTCGGTTCTCTGCCTGCACGTGCAGTGAACAACTTCAAGGTGGAGATCACCGGGGACCAAAGCTCGAACTTCGACAACTACTTCGTCGAGTTCTACACCAACGATGGCTCCTTCTCCGGTCCCGGCACTTGGAAGGAGTCGGTCAAGGGTGGTGAGCCGGTCGCGCTCGATGCGGGCACCATGCCACACACCCTGGTCCGCAACTCGGACGGGTCGTTCACCTTCGGGCGGGCATCCTGGGCGGAGCGCAAGGTGGGAGACATCGTGATCAACCCGATGCCATCTTTCGTGGGCCGCAAGATCACCGACGTGTTCTTCCACCGCAACCGCCTGGGCTTCGTGGCTGATGAGAGCGTCGTCATGTCGCGCACCGGGGACTACTTCAACTTCTTCCGTGGCACCGCTACGGCAGTGTTGGACGATGACCCCATCGACGTTGGTGTGTCGCACGTGAAGGTCTCCCTGATTCGTCACGCGGTCCCGTTCGCGGAGTCGCTGCTGCTGTTCTCCGACCAGACGCAGTTCCAACTGGCGAAGACCGACATCCTGACGCCCAACACGGTGTCCATTGACCAGACCACTGAGTACGAATGCTCCCTGAAGGCCAAGCCGGTGGGTATTGGTCGCCACGTGTACTTCACCGTCAACCGAGGGAAGTTCACCGGGGTGAAGGAGTATTACCTCGACGCGGCTACGGAAGTGCTGGACGCTGCGGAGGTCACGGGGCACGTCCCTCGGTTCATCCCTGGGGATGTCTTCAAGATCGCCGCGAGTGGCACTGAGGACTGCCTGTGCCTGCTGTCGGACCAGAAGCGCAACCACGTGTACGTGTACAAGTTCTACTGGGCCGAGAACGAGAAGATGCAGGCGTCGTGGTCCTACTGGGAGTTCCCGGCAGGCGTCGAAATCCTCAACGCCGACTTCATCGAGTCCACGCTGTACATGGTGATCAAGAGGCACGATGGCATCCACTTGGAGTACATCGACCTCGAACCGGGCAAGGTGGAGAGTGACTGGAACATCGCAGTCCACTTGGATCAGATGGTACGGGTGCCTCAGGTGGTGAGCATCGTCTTCGACCCCGGTAATCCCAACATCCAAGGCGACGACGTGACCAGGGTAACGCTTCCCTACAAGCTGGCGTCCCTGAACCCAGACGCCTTCCGAGTCGTTGTGGCCCCGGGAGGTGTCCGCACAGAGGGCCAGATGATCACGGAGTTCACCCTCTCGCACAGTGGGAACAACACCGTGGTCCACCTTCCGGGTGACTGGAGGGGCCAGCCGTTCTACATGGGATTGCCCTACCAGTTCCGCTACGTGTTCTCCACCCTGGCAGTCCGCGAGGACGCTCCTGGCGGTGGTCAAAACGTGGTGGGCGAAGGCCGACTCCAGCTGCGGCGCATGTCGCTGCTCTACGACAAGACCAGCTACTTCCGTGTGGAGGTGACCCCGAAGAACCGGGACACCTACCGCTACGTGTTCTCTGGTCGCGTCGTGGGTTCGGCTGAGAACGTGATCGGCAAGGTGCCTGTGGAGCGCGGTAAGTTCCGCTTCGCCCTCATGGGCCGCAACGACCAACTGTCCATCAAGATCGTCAACGACACCCACCTCCCTTGCCACTTCCTGAGTGGTGAGTGGGAGGGCTACTTCATCCTACGCTCGAAGAGGATTTGATGTTACTGGCAAGAGAAGCAACCCGAGAGGATGTGCTGTACCTTGCCCCGAGACTCCGCAAAGCAGACCTCCGTGAGGCGCTTGCCACCGGCTACAAAGACCCGGTGGAAGCCCTCATGGCGGGTCTGGAGTCGGAGGACGGATGCGTCGTTGGGTGTGATCAATCGGGCACCCCTCTGATCATCGGAGGGACTGCCCCCTCCCACGAACCCATCATGGGGTACGGCTGGATGATGGCCTCCGAGGACATCTCCAAGCACTGGGTACACGTCCTGAGGAACACGACGCGGTGGATCAACCACTACCGCAAGCACTACCGTGTCCTCGCCAACATGGTTCATGAAGAGAACGCCCTGCACATCCGGTGGCTCCGGTGGGCAGGTTTCCATTTCCTTCGTCGCATCGAACTGAACGGCGAAGGCTTCTACGAGTTCGCAAAGATTTTTCCAACGGAGGGTTAAGCATGTGCAATCCGCTTGCACTCGCGGTCGCAACCTTCGCCATGTCTGCTGGTTCGGCTGTGGCGCAGCACCAGCAGGCGAAGGCGCAGGCCAACATCCAGACCCGCCTGCACGAGATCAATCAGGTCAACGCCCTGCGCGACATGCAGCAGCAGATGGCCGATGCCGGTGCCCGACAGCTTCAGGAACACCAGAAAGCCAGCGCGGAGATCGAGGATCGCAAACGTCGGGCGCTGATGGATGTCTCCACTGCCAACGCGGCGGCGGCAGACCGGGGCGTCTCTGGTTTCACCATGAGCGCACTCCTGGCCCAGGTCATGGGCGAGGCAGGCCGCGATACGTCTCGCATGGAGACCAACCGCGACTGGACGCTGGATCAACTGGAGCGTGACAAGCAAGGCATCCGTGCCAGCACCATCAGCCGCATGAACAGTTCGACCCCAGGCATCAAGCCTTCCAAGGCTGCCCTGGCGCTCCAGATCGGTTCGTCGGCACTCAATTCGTACACCGGCTACAAGGCCGGGAAGTTCGGTTAAACCACGTTCATAGGGGACTGCAATGGCAGCACAAGTTGGAGGACTGCGGTCTGTCCAATCTCAACGGGTTCTACCCAAGTACGACCGGGGGGAGCGTCCCCTGGTCAACACTGAAAGTCGTCCTGAGGGACTTCGCCCGGTGGCTACTCCGGTGAGCCGGTACTCTGCGCCGCCTGTGGCCCCTCGTGATGACCGTCTGAATCAACTGGCCGATGCCCTCTCCAGCCTGAACCCGGCGCTCCAGAAGTGGGGTGCCCTCCAGGCCGAGAACAAGGAGAAGGAACAGGCGGCGAAGCTCCCTGCCTTCATCGAGCAGATCAAACGTGACCGGGGCACAGGGGCGATCAACGCCGCCCAGGTGGGGGAAATCTTCCCTGAACTGGTCCCCACGATCCGCTGGCGCATTGCCCAGGCGATTGGTGAAGAGGCTGGTGCCGCTTCCTTCGCCCCGATCATCGAGCAGATCAACACCAACGAGAACCTGCTGTTCAACTCCGAAGCCCGCAAAGCATTCATCGAGGAGCAGCGGTCGAAGTTGTTCGCGCAGATCGGCGGCGGCAATGACTTCTATGAGGCAGGCTTCGTGTCGGCCTTCGACAAGTCAATCGCTTCGTGGGAGTTGAACTGGCAGCGCCAGACCGCTGGTAAGCACATGGAGATCATGGGCAACCAGTGGCAGCGCGAGGCCACGGAAGCCTTCCTGGCTGGTGGTCCTGAGGCTGTCCTGAAGAAGGACTCTGAGTGGGCCAACTCTGGTGGTCTTCACCACACCACTCGGAACAAGCTGTTCATCGACCAGATTTCGGAGATCGCCTACCGCGAGGACAACCCGGAGCTTCTGGACAAGATTCCGCAGCGGTTCCTCAATGCCGACTCGAAGCTCCAGATCGCCAAGGCCAAGGCCCAGATCGAGGAGCATCGGAAAGCGCAGTGGCGCTTCGGTATCCAGATGCAGGAGCACCAACGTAGCGAAGAGATTCGCTCGATGAAGACCGAGGCTCTGGAACGCTTCTTCAAGGGCGAGGTGGTGAACCCGGCTGACTACCGGAAGCACCCCGAAGTGGCCGACTACGTGACCTCCCTGCTGAACCGCCCGCGTGTCCACCCAGTGTCGTCCCAGGCACGAGCCACGCACATCCGCAGCGAGATTCTGAAGGCCGCAACCTTCGGTGACTTCTCGCGCCTGGGCGTTCCTGGCGACCTGTTCAATGAGGCTGGCCTGATCGACCTGATCCAGAACGACGCAGCCCTCAATGGCGACGATGCCGGGAAGCTGATCGCGGAGGTTCCGAAGCTGCTGGAGGGTGTCGCCCTACTGCGCGACGACTCCGTGCGTCAGCAGATCGGGGACCGTCTGCGTCCGGTGCTGGACTCCCTGAACCAGTCCATCCCTGGTTCGGTGAACAAGGTCGTGGGTGGCCGCAGCCTGTACGCCTGGGGGATGGAGACGTTCCAGCAGGAGCTTCAGAAACGCTTCACCGCCTACTACGAGCAAAGCGGCAACTGGCCGAGGGGCTTCGAGAAGCAGGACATGATCGACGCGGCTCTTGAACGGGCCGAGGCGATGGTGCTGCGTCTGGCCGATCCTCGGAACATGAGCCAAACCCTCAACGACGCCAAGAACCCTGGCAAGCCCCAAGCGTCCGCACCAACTGCGGCAACGAAAGGTGGAAGCCGGGAAGTCTCTGGACGGATCACCGAATCCGGTGCCACGGCACAGCAGCAACAAACCTCAACCACTGAGTTTCAACGGAGACGATAAATGATCGACAACGACCTCTTCGAGCGTGTCTTCTCCCAACTGAAGATCGCAGAAAGCAGGGGTCGGCACCTCGATGCGAAAGGGAATCTGACGACCTCCCGGGCGGGTGCCGAGGGAATCACCCAGGTGATGCCCAAGACCCAAGCCAACCCGGGATTCGGGATCATGCCCCTCCAGAACAAGTCGCAAGGCGAGTTCGAGCGTGTGGGCCGCGAGTACCTCCAGGCCATGTACAAGGAGTACAAGGGTGATTGGGAGAAGGCTCTTGCGGCCTACAACGCTGGTCCTGGCAATGTGAACCGCGCCATCTCCAAGGCCAAGGCCGAGGGTGGCGATTGGAAGGACTACCTCCCGAAGCCGGAAGAGACCCTCCCGTACATCGACAAGATCATGGCGGGTGCCGGAATGCGCCGCCCTGGTGCCACCCAGGTCATGGGTGCCGCACGGTCCACGAAGCAGGCTCCAGACGGTGAGGCCGCGCAACCGGAGGGCATTAAGCCCTTCGGCCCGATCCGCCAGGACATCGACTGGAAGACCTTGGCGAAAGACCCGTCCTGGCTGGATGCCTCGGAGTTGATGTACCGGGCAATGGAAGGTAAGCCTCCCCAGGAGGCACTGAAGTCTGACGAGGAGCTTGCCGAGTGGGGCTTGCAGTTCATGGCTGATATGAACTGGAGCCTGATCACGCTGGGTCGGGTGTCCAACAAGATGCTCAACCTCACCGACCCTGAGACGAAGATGGGTCTGGCCTACATGCTCGACACCTTCGACAACGTGAACACGTCGGCGGCAGGTGTCTGGCGGGGCACCAAGGCATTCGTCACGGACCCCCTGAACTTCATCGGCCTGTCCACTTTCGGTATCGGATCTGCGGGAAAGGCCGCTGCCCAACAGACTGCCAAGATGGCATTCCGCGAGGCACTGAAGCGGTCTGCCGGTCGCGCGGGCGTGATTGCAGGCATCGAGGGGATGATCTACTCAGGTGCCGACAACTACATGCGCCAGGGGATCGACGTAGAGATCGGTCGCCGGGAGGAACGCAGCACGACGGAACTGGTTGGGATGACTGCTCTGGGTGGTGTCGTCGGTGGTGCCGCAGGCACAGTCTTCGACCTGGCTGCGACCAAGATCGCTCGTGCCTTCCAGGCGCGTAGGACGGCCCAGGAGACGCTGAATGGCGCTGGCCTGGGTAACCCTCAGGCGACCCAGAACGCGGCCTCTACGGGCCAACGTGCGACCCCCCAAGACCTGTCCAAGGTGCCCACTCTCTTCGAGAAGGTGGAACCGGATACGAGCAAGCTGGACCCCCAGAAGCTCAAAGGTCGCCGCCCTGAGGATGACGTGCTGGTCGGCCCTGATGGTGTCTCCACGAAGGACTTGAAGGACGCCGGGTTCCGCCTGGACGACCTGAAGACCGGCCTGAGGATGACCCCGCAGTCCATCAACGCTGCCCGGGAGTTGGCCTACGGGCTGGCCGAGCAGATCAAGGGGATGGGAGCGCGGGAAGTCGAGACGGTGGTGGAAGCCCTTCGCCGCACGGAACTGACGATGGAGGAACACAAGAACCTCGCCGTGGCCGTGCAGATGGCGGCTGACAGCCTGAAGGTGGAACGTGCCGAACTGATCCTCAAGATCAACAAGGGGCACCTGAAGGGGCCGGAGCTTGAGAAGGCTCTGGCAAGGCAGGCCGAGATCGAGCGGGTGATCGTTCCCATCGAACTGGCCGACGAAGCCATGAGTTCGCAGATCGGTTCGATGCTGGCTACCCGCAAGGGTGGACTGACGGACCTCCGGGGTATCTCGGTAGAGACCGTCAAGCAGCAGTTCCCGAACCTGACCGATGCCCAGGCGCAGGAGGTGTACGCCAACAAGGTGCTGCGGGTGATGCTGGAGAAGCGGTCCGATGAGGTCCGTGCCCAGTACAACCCCAGGATCGAACAGGCGGCTGCTGCCGGTGACTGGGAAGGTGCCACTCGGCTGATCGGAATGCGTGAACAGGCGGTGGATGACGCGGTGGATGGTTTGCTCCCTGATGACCTCAAGGGGCGTTCAGGCTTCGAGCAGTACGGCTCCAGCTTCAAGGCTGGGTGGTCGGACAAGTTCAACGAGCTTGCCATCTCCAACGTGTTCTCCTCGACTACGCTGATGATCAACATGGTGCCCTCGGCCATCAAGGTGGCGGTGCAGCCTTTCCTGAAGGCGATCACCAGCAACCCGCTGGAGAAGGCCACGCGGATCGAAATGGTGGGCAACTACCTCGCCATGAAGTCCGCGTTCACTGGTGCAATCCGTGCAGCACGTGTGGCGTTCCGCTACGAGCAGGCTCTGCTCACGCGGGACAAGGCGCGATTGATGGAAGGTGAACTGGCGATCAAGGGAGTCAAGGGCGGGATCATTCGCATGATTCCCCGGCTGCTCAACTCGACAGACGAGTTCCTGTCCCACATGGCCTACAACGGCTACGTGGGTGGCAAGGCGGGGGCGCAAGCCTACGTCGAAGCCATCGAGCGCGGTATGGCCCCGAGAGAAGCCGAGAAGTACGCAAAGGAGCAAGCCAAGAAGGCACTGGAGAACGCCTACAAGCAGCACGACATCGAGGCCCGCCTGAAACCGATCGTCAACAAGGGGATCAACTTCGGGCTGGAGGGTAAGGACTTGGACGAGTGGGTGCTGAACGAGGCCAAGCAGTTCCTGAAGGACATCCGTCACGGGACCGATCAGGAGGGCCTGGACTACGTGAGGGACATCCTCTACAAGCGCCAGTTCTCGAACGAGACGATGGCTGGTCGTGCCGGTCAGTGGGTGGAGCAGGGGATCATGAAGATGCCTGCCATCAAGTGGGCTACAGGCCAATTGTTCTTCCGCACCCCGATCCGCGTGATCGAGGAAGGACTGAGGTTCACCCCGGGCGTGCAGATGCTGATGCCGAACTTCCTGGCCGACCTGTCTGGCAAGAACGGAGCAACCCGCCAGTCTCTGGCCCAAGGCCAAGCCCTGCTGTCACTGGCATTCGGCAGTGCAGTGTTGATGAAGTACGCCGAAGGCAAGATCGTCGGTGCCGGTCCAACGGACTACCGCGAACGTCGCTTGCGCCAGGATTCCGACAACGCCGATCCCTACACAGTTATGGATGAGGACGGCAGCACGTGGAGCTACCGGGCGTTCGATCCCATCGCTACCCCGATGAAGATCATGGCGACTGCCCTGGAGCAACTTGACCGGCTGAAGATTCGGGAAGCCCAAGGCGAGTTCGTCGGCCCTGATGCCTACAAGAAGACGATGGCGACCTTCCAGGCGGGAATGATGCCCGTCCTCCTGGCTATCGCGGATGCCAACCTGCTGGCTGGTGCAACCACCACCTACAAGCTGGCGACCGGCCTGGAGAACCTGGAGGGGGACCACAACGCCTTCATCAAGTACATCGGGGAGCGTCTGCGCTGGTTGGTGCCAAACACGGCTCACAAGCTGTACCGCACGTCCGATCCTGAACTCCGCGATCCGCTCACCATGTCCCAGGTGGTGGCAACGCAGTTGGGGCCGCTGGCTCCGGTGGTAGAAGCCAACACCAAGATTCTGACCTCCAAGTCATACGACATCCTCGGCAACGTCCGCACGGTGACCGATGTGGGAGCCATGTGGAACATCTTCTCGACTGCCTCGGCGGAAGAGAGGACCAAGGGACGGAGCGCAGAGGAGTTGGCGGTGCTGCGGGAGATGGATCGGCTGTCCTGGGTGACCGGGGCGACGTTCAGCTTCGGCTTCAAGCACGAGTCCACGGGCGACCTCGACCTGAGGACGGTGATGACAAAGGACGGGTCGATGACGCTGTTCGACAGGTGGAACCAGAAGTACCGCGAGTTGGACCCGGTGTCAGCCTTGTACCCCATCGTCACTGCACCCCTGCCTGATGGCACCTTCACCCACAAGGCCGCGAAGGTCGAAGCGATCCAACGTGTGCTGCGGGAATACCGCAACGCCGCATTCCAGCAACTGATGGTCGAAGAGGGCGCACTGCTCGAACGAATGATCCAGCAGAAGCTGCGAGAGGGTCAGGTGAAGGCCGGTCAGTGGGACTTCGGTCGAAAACAGGAAGCGCCACAGCTACCGTGGTAATCAATCTCGGGGGGACTTCGGTCCCCCTTCTCTTTTCTGAGGGTTCAACGTAATGGCTCTTGCAAGAGTTAGCTACACGCAAAACGTGAGCGGGAACAGGAACTTCACCGTCCCGTTCTCGTACCTCTCTCGGGACCACATCTCGGTCACTGTCAGCGGTGTGCCAGCTGCCTTCACGTGGCTCAACGACAACACGGTCAACCTGAACGTGGCTCCCGCTGTTGGCGTCACGGTGGAGATTCGCCGTGCGACCGCCCGAGAGAACCTGCTGGTGCAGTTCAACGACGGCTCGGTGATTTCCGAGACGGACCTGCGGCTGCTCTCCCAGCAGACCTTTTTCCTCGTTCAGGAAGCTGATGACCTCGCCCGTGAGACTCGGGAGATTTCCGACCTCGCGGCGTCCCAGGTTTCCGGTGCGGTGAACACTGCGAACAGTGCAGTGGTGACCGCCAACGGCGCGAGCGCCACGGCCAACACCGCCCTGAACACCGCGAACCAAGCCCTGACGCAGGCGCAGAACGCGAACAACCGGGCGACCTCCGCTGAAGCTGCGGCGGCTTCCGCAGCGACTGACGCGCAATCGGCTGCGTCGAACGCGAACATAGCTGTCAACACCGCCGGGAATCTCCAGGCGATGGTGAACCAGTTGTACAACGACGTTCAGGCGCTGGTTGGCGGCGACCTCTCGGACTTCACCAAGAACTCGGACAACCTCGCCAGCCTGACGGACAAGAACCTTGCACGTCAGAACCTCGGCCTGGGCAATGTCAACAACACGTCCGACATGGACAAGCCGGTTTCGACCGCTGTGCAGACGGCTCTCGCCGGGAAGGCGAACACCAGTCACCAGCACAGCTGGAACGACATCACGAACAAGCCCACGACGTACACGCCCAGCACTCACTCCCACGCTTCGCTCGACACAGCGAACTGGAAGATCGAGCAGTCTGGAACGTCCCTGGTGTTCTTCTACAACGGCTCTCGGCGCTTCAGCCTGGACGCCTCCGGGAACCAGATCGTCAGCGGAAACATCACTGCTTTCGGATCGCCATAACCATGCCTGTGAAATCGTCTGGTGCGCTGTCTTTCAGCGACATTCGGGCGGAGTTCGGGGGCAGCGGGGCAATCAGTCTCAGCCAGTATTACCGTGGCGGGGGCCGAGTGCCCCTCTTTGAGGACGTGAACGCCTCGGTCCCGACCTCCGGTCAAATCAGCTTCAACCAGTTCTACAGCTCCCTGAACGGCTTTGTCTTCCAACAGACCATCTCGGGGAACATCCAGAACTATCACCTCAGGAACGCAGCCATCTCCTGGGGGTGGAACCAGTCCCTTCCGCTGTTCGCGAAGGTGACCATCAATGGTGGTGCCTGGGTGACCGCAAGTTCAACCGGCATCTACGCCTTCGACACCGGGGATTCCTATCCCGCCTACTCCCGCCTGATCCTCGTGAACCACGGGTACATCGTGGGAATGGGAGGTAACGGTGGTCAGGGTGCAGGTTCCAGCTGGGGTAGCGCCATCGGCGGCTCCGGTGGTGGTTGGGGTGGTCCCGCTTTCGGTGCTCGCGTGGGCATCACCGTCTGGAACTACGGAATCATCGCTGGTGGAGGCGGTGGCGGTGGGGGTGGGCAGAGCGGCACTTATGCCTACTCCGACAAGTACAGCACTTACTACTACGCCTTCAGTGGTGGTGGTGGGGGCGGCGGTCGCAGCGGCCTCACCAACGCTGGCGGTGGCTCGAATGGCTCCGCGCAGGGTAACTACGCCTACCACGGTGGTTGGGGTGGCACTGGAACCCTCAACGGTCAAGGCGGTGGTGGTGCCGGTGGCTACCTGAACGGCAACCTCAGGGGTGGTCCCGGTGGTGCTGGTGGTGGCTGGGGAGAGAACGGCGGTCCCGGTGGAGATCGCTGGCACCCGCAGAACCTGACCTCCGGGGTCGCTGGTCCCTATGGCGCTGGCGGGGGTGGCTACGCCCTGCACTGGAGCTGGAACATTTCCTGGGGTAACTGGGGAACTGTTATTGGAGGAATCGGATGAACAACATTCCCTACAAGTACGAAATCACTGCCGTCCACAACGATGGGCGGTGGATGGAAGTCGTTTACACGTCGCCCGGTCGTGACACTCACCGTGTGGCTGTACGGCTTCCGTATGAGAACGAAAGCCTGGAAGCGGTGATCCACTCGTTCGCGCCCCTGCCTCACTGGTACGCCAAGGAGGCTCCGGTGCAGGACATCCAGGCCGGCACGACGGGCAGCTACACACCTGACGATGGGCCGAAGCTGTCCCTCTTCGAGCGGACCCGCCTGGGCAAGCTGGCCGAGATCGCGGACTGGCGCTACATGCACGAAATCCGCGGAGTCCTTGTGGATGGCATCAAGGTGCGGACGGACCGGACCTCGCAAGCCCAACTCACCTCGGCCTACATCAGCCTGACTCAAGGGCTGGTGGAGACGATCCAGTGGAAGGGTGATGACGGCACGTTCCGAGCCATCGGCCTGGAAGAAGTCCAGAAGATGCTCGAAGCGGTCAACCGGCACGTCCAGGCTTGCTTCGCCGCAGAAGCCCTCCTCGTCGAACAGGTGAACGCCGCCCGTTCGGTCGAAGAGATTCAGGGCATCCAGCTGCCAGAAATCCTCTACACCGGAGACACCTGATGCGCGGCACTCACCCAATCGCCAAGTACGAGGTGTTCGGGTGGGTGGTGCATCACATGGGAATGGAGCCGGGGAAGTCTTACCGGGCCTTCATCAGCCCGGGGATGACCCGTGCTTCCTTCCCTTCGCGCACCCTCTGGACTCGTGGGAGGGTTGTCGGCAAGAGCGACACCGGCATCCTGGCTGAAGACCGGGTGCCCGGACTGTTCACGCTCGACATGCCTGATCCCGTCCCGGGCAACTACACCTTCGAGGCACTGGACCACACCGAGTGGTGGTGCATCGACCGCAAGTTCAACCAAGGCCAGATTCCAGAAGTGACCCCGCTGCGGGTCAAAGT